AACAGAAATTAAAATGGTCAAATGTTCAATGGGAAAAAGATAAACCAGAAACAGCTTGTTATGTTTGTGAGGAATGTGGATCAGCTTGGGATGATCCGAAAAGATATAGAGCAGTTAGATTAGGAAAGTGGAAAGCTACAGATGAATTTAAAGGTGTTGCAGGTTTTCACATTAGTGGGATTTATTCTAGTTGGACACCATTAGCAGATGCTGTTAGAGATTTTCTTAGTGCCAAAAAGATGCCAGAAACTTTAAGAGTTTGGACAAATGTTTATTTAGCTGAAACGTGGGAAGATCAAGGTGAACGTGTTGATGATTATGCAGTTGCAGAACGTGCTGAACCATTTGGAGACAAATTAGATAGCAATATAATGCTTTTAACTTGTGGTGTTGACGTGCAAGATGATCGATTGGAACTAGAGGTAGTTGGTTGGGGTAAAGATGAAGAAAGTTGGAGTGTTGATTATAGAACTCTATATGGTGATCCATCAACACCTCATTTGTGGAATGATTTGGAAAATATCCTAAAAAATATTTATGAAACTGAAGATGGTAGGCAAATACAAATTAGATCAGCTTGTATTGATAGTGGTGGTCATTATACACAAGCTGTTTATAACTTTGTTAGACCTAGAGAGGGCAGAAGAGTGTTTGCCATAAAAGGTATGGGTGGAGAAAGTAGACCTATTGTATCAAGACCAACAAGAAACAATATTGGGAAAATTAGATTATTTACTTTAGGTGTTGATAGTATCAAAGAACTTATTTTCTCAAGATTAAAAATAAATGAGGTTGGTGCAGGTTATTGCCATTTCCCAGATGATAGACCAGATGAGTATTTTAAACAATTAGCATCAAGTGAAAAGATAGTCACAAAATTTCACAAGGGTTTTCCTAGACGTGAATTTGTAAAAACAAGAACTAGAAATGAAGCATTAGACTGCAGGGTTTATGCTATTGGTGCATTGTCAATTTTAAACTTAAATTTAAACGTAATTTCTGATAGAATACAAAATGAAAAAGTAAAAACGACAGAAGAACCATCTAAAAGACCTGTTAGACCTAATCGTTTTAGGGGTAATAGCTTTGTAAATGGGTGGAGATAATAGCTATGGCAAAAAAGTGCATTTTGGGTTATAGTAACTTGACAAAATAAAAAATTTGTAAAAGGGATTTATTGTGGCTAACCTTTTTGATGCAGATAATGCTCCTACAGAAGAACCAGAAGAATTTGTAATAGGCGATTTTGTTCAATGGAAAAGAACAGATTTATCGGCTGATTATCCTAATACCACTCATACTATGGCATATGTTGCCAGAATTAGGGAGGGTGGTGCTAATGAGATAATAATAAATGGAACAAATTCTGATAAAGATTATTTATTTACAATAACAAGTGCAGTTAGTACAGCCTATGTTGAAGGCAATTATCATTGGCAATTAGAGGTTACTGAAACAGCTAGTGGGAATAGAATTGTTATATCAACTGGTGAATGGGAAATTAAGCCAGATTTAGATGTTAACAATGCAGATCCACGAAGTCATGTAGAAATAATGTTAGATAAAATTGAAACTGTTTTGCAAGGCAGAGCAGATGCTGATGTTTTATCTTATTCTATTAATGGTCGTTCTTTATCTAAAATGTCACCAGATGAATTAGTTCAATGGAGAAATTATTATAAAAAAGAACTAGCAATGCATAAAAGAAAAGAACTTATTAAAAGAGGTAAGCCAACAGGTGCAACTATTTCGGTGAGGTTTTAGATGGGTATTTTTGATTTTTTAAAACGTGACCAAAATCCAAAGAAAATGAAAAGAAGAAATTATGGTGGAGCTAGAGGTGGTCGTTTATTTGGTGACTTTGTTGGATCTTCATTCAGCGCAGATAGTGAATTAAGATATAATCTTGAAGTTTTAAGGAATAGATCAAGAGAATTAGTTAGAGATAATGAATTTGCAAAGCGATATATCAACCTAATTAAAACGAATGTTGTAGGTGATAAAGGTTTTCATTTACAAGTTAAAGCTAGAAATGAGGATGGCACATTAGATAGACCGGGTAATGCTATTATTGAAAATGCTTGGAAAAGTTGGGGAAGATTAGGAAATCCAACTGTTGATGGTCGCATGAGTTGGCTAGATTGCCAAAAATATGCCATTGAAGCATTAGCTAGGGATGGTGAAGTATTTATCAAAAAGCTATCTGGCAAAAGATATAAAGATAATTTTAGCTTGCAATTAATTGAAGCTGATATGGTCGATGAGAAAAAGAATGAAGTTCTGCAAAATGGCAATCAAATTAGAATGGGTGTTGAGCTAGATCAATATCATAAACCTGTAGCTTATTGGATTTTAACTAGTCATCCCGGAGATAGGCATTACAACAGAACACCGGGACAAAAACATATAAGAGTTCCGGCAGATGAAATGATCCACGTTTTTATGCCAACAAGAACACATATGACTAGAGGTGAGCCATTTATGGTGTCAGTAATAAGCACTTTAAAGATGTTAGGTGCTTATAGAGAAGCTGAAATAATTGCTGCAAGAATTGGTGCATCTAAAATGGGAATGTTAACAACACCTAATGCAGATGATTTTATGGGTGATGATTTACATGATAATCATATGCCATTAATTGATGTTGAGCCGGGAACATTCCATCAACTTCCTGCAGGTTATGATATTAAGATGTTTGATCCAGATCATCCTAATACTGGGTTTGCAGAATTTGAAAGTGCTATGCTTAGAGGTGTAGCATCTGGATTGAATGTTTCTTATGCAGCTTTATCAAGTGATTTATCATCTGTAAATTATAGTTCAATAAGACAAGGAGCATTAGATGAAAGAGATGGTTATAGAAGTCTTCAAGAATTTATGGTTCAACATTTTGCCGAAGTTGTGTTCAAAGATTGGCTCTCAAGTGCGATGGACTTTGGAACAATACCAATACCATCAACTAAATTCGATAAATTTTACGATAATTCTACTTTTAGGGGTCGTGGTTGGAATTGGATTGACCCATTAAAAGAAATAAATGCTGCAGTTGTTGGATTGCAAAATGGTATATTATCGCATCAAGATGTTGCTGCTCATTATGGTCGTGATGTAGAAGAAACATTTAGTCAGATCAATCGTGATAAAGAAATGGCTAATCAATTTGGATTATCTATGGCATTTGAGCCATTTGGTCAAAAATTCCCGGCAGAGCCAGAGGTAACTAGTGGGGATGATGATGGCGAAGTATAAAGGCGAAGATATAGACCTAAAACCAACTGAAGCAATGTCTGAAGAAGCACAAAAGGGTCTTGATTGGCGAAAAGAATTTGGCAGAGGTGGAACTGAAGTAGGTGTTGCAAGGGCAAGACAGCTAGTTAATAGACAAGAAGTTTCTGCTGAAACAGTTAGAAGAATGCATTCTTATTTTTCAAGGCATGAAGTTGATAAAGAGGGTGAGGGTTTTTCTCCCGGTGAAGATGGTTATCCATCAGCAGGTCGCATAGCTTGGGCATTGTGGGGTGGTGATGTTGGTCAAAGTTGGGCAAGAAATAAAGATAAACAACTAGATAAGATAGATGAAGATAAAAGAGAATATGAACAATATGTTAGACCATATCCTAATGAGCATTCAGCGAGGTTAACAAACCCGGATAAATATGATATATTCAGACGTGAAAAGGATGCAGGTGGTAAAGGTATAGATTTTATTTATGGTATTAACGATCAAGGGTCTGAAATACAAGCTATAAGATTTGATGAAAAAGAGTTTACTGAAGAAGAAGCTAAACAATGGTTAAAAGATAACGATTTTGATTATATTTTATTTGAAGCTGCATTAAAGGAAAGAGGTGCTAAAATGGAAAATAGACACGTTGTAGATGTTCAAGAAACTGAGGACACAGTCACAGTTGTTTTTGAAAAGCATCATGCAGAACCATCTGAAGAAATGACTGAAGAAAAAATGGGTCACGAAGAAGAAGAAAAGATGGAACATGAAGATGAAAGAAAAGAGCCTATTACTTTAGATTATAGGGCGATGCATCTTGATGATAAAGCTATAGATGAAGAAACTAGAACTGTTAGAGTGGGTGTTTCAAGCGAAGAACCTGTAAAAAGACAGTTTGGAATGGAAGTAATGGATCATACAAAAGAAAATATGAACCTAGAATTTTTAAACTCTGGTCGTGCGCCACTATTATTAGATCACGATATGGAAAAGCAAATCGGAGTTGTCGAATCAGTTGAACTTGATGAAAATGCTCGAAGATTAAGAGCATCTG